TAATCCCTTATATTGTTCTAATGATCCACCTGCTGCCGATTTCTTTTGAATTCCTTCATCACCAGAACCAGCAACAACTGTGATATTAACTTTTCTTCCAGGTTTATTTATAGAATGCCAAGTGTGGATTAATGCTTTTTGCGGATTCTTTGTATGTCTTTCCGTTCCAGCAATAAAAGAATCGGAATGTTCTGGATATAATTTTTTTAGTTGTGTGATTTTTTCATCAACTGTTAATGGATCTTTTGATGTAGTCTTTTCTTTGGATTCTGGACCCATAACGTAAACTCTATGAGAATCTGCCTTAGTCCCAAAAACTCTGGATAATAATTTATGATGTTCTTCTGTAGGTCCGGTAAATCTACCAGCAGCAAAAACTACATGGTGAGAATCGCCATGATCTTCTTTTATTGGATTGTTTTCAGTATCTGAAGATGGAATAAGTTTTGCTCCTCGCTTGAACTTCTTTCCTTCTGGATCATAATATTCTTTCTTTTGTTGCTCTGTTTTTTCTTTTCTAGCAGTCGCTTCCCCAGGAAAATGCTTCGCCATTTCATTATAGGCAGTTTCTTTTATTTTTTTATCTTGCTTTGGATCAATGCTAGTTTCTTGGGCAGAAGGATGCCACAATTTATTAGCAAAAGAATCAAAAATCTTTTGATGGTGTTCTTGTGGTATATGCTGTTTAATATGACTAACAACTCCCCCAAAAGAATGGATATCATGAACATCTTGTTCAGATGGATTTCTTTTAAACATTGTTTTATAAATTGTTGGAAGGTGTTTTGTATATTCGGCTCCCTTAGAAGGTTGCTCTTGAACAACTGGTTTATCGCCTTTTTCACCAACTTTTTTCCACTTTTCTCTCAATCCTTTATCAACAGAAAAACTATGTGGGGAATATGTACCCTCTTCTTGAACTTCTGCTCTTGCTTTTCCTCTACCAACCATCTTGGAAATGATCCCTGGTTTAGACTGTGCTGCCAATGCTGATTGGAGTAAATATTTGTGATGAACACCTTTCAATCCCTGTTCTAGATCATTAATATGACTATTATGAGCAAATTTTTCAAATTGGGTTGGTTCTTGAGTTTTCTTATCATATTCTACTGGCTCAAAATCAACTTGGTGATGTAGTCCAGTATCTTGATGTTTAACAATAGCATGAACCTGACTTCCAGTACCATTAACATGGACAACAGTAAATTTTCCATGTTTTTGTCCAGGTTGTAGATAATTTTTTAGTTTTTCTTTATGTTCTTCTGGAATCTGGACATCATAATCTCCCATAGTTGACTTTGCTTTCGTAAACCTTTCTGTAGAAACTTTTGGATCATTATAAACTTCGGCAGACCCAGAAGCAAATGTATTCTTTTTTAAAGCATTTCCAAACAAATTATGTCCATGTTGTTGGTGAAATCCTTTATCAATGGAATGGAACATCTCTTTAAAATGATTCCCTTCAACATCCCTTCTACTGGACTGGATAGAATCGGAAACTCTGTTTCCTTGTTCCGGTTTATTTGGATCTGTGAATGGGAGATTTCCTCCTTCCATTAAGAATTTCTTAAAACTTAGCATAATTATTCCTTTATTTTTTCTGATCTGCTTTAAAACTTTTAAATGAATCGGATTGGACTTTAAATGGGAAATTTCCTTTTGGATGAAATACATGACCTTCAGATTCTCCAGAGACTTCCCAAGGTCTTGAACCTATTGATTTTGAATGTGTTTTTAATTTATTCTCTAAAGAATTTCTAATAACATTCAATTTTGCGTGTTCTACCTCTTTTGCTTCTTTATCTGCCAATTTTCTTGATTTTAACAATTCTGGATTAATTTCGCCATGTAATTTTCTTTCAATAGAAGTATCAATATTGAATTTATTACCTTCGGACTTATCATGATCAAATGTTACATGAGAATCCCCAAGAGAAGCAATATGATTTGGATTATGTGTAGAATTTTCTGGAAGTTTATGGTGCATAATAAACATTCCAGTGTTACCCATTGCTTTGGGATTATATGATGTTCCTACAAATTTGATTCCTTTATCGGTCTTCTCTCCTAAACCTTTAAGAAAGAATTCACCCTTAACTGTAGAAGGTTTCCCTTCTTCATGTCTGGATTTTAGATAAGAAACTAATTTTGGATTATTTTGTAATTTGTGATGCATCGCATCATATTGAGAAGAAACGGAAGTGTCGGCATCTTCGCCCCTTTTGTTTCTTGTATATGCAGAATATTCTCCAGAATTTCTTACTTTATCTGAACGAGCAGAACGGGTATAGAATCCATGTTCATCATACCCAACCTCTCCAGCAGCTCCATCTGTTTTTGGGGTGGTTGTTCCTTGTAAAGAATCGCCTTTAAGTAAATCTCCCAGTCTTTCGTGAGATAATTTACTTAAATGCTCAAGTCCTTGTCTAAGTTTTTGTTCTTGAAGAAAATTTTTAAAAGATAACACAAAATACCCTAATATTAAATATTGTTTAGAGTATTTATATAAGTTCAATCTTCCAACAACTCACCATTAGCGGCGATCAATCCTTCACAATGAATTTTTTCAAATTCAACCAGATGTTTTTTATCAATATTAAGGAAATGAGAGTGTTCCGTATCCAATCCCATATCCAGAGATTTAAAATTATTAATCAAAACATTGATATATTCATCAATCAAAGATGGACAAAATGAGAATAATCTAGTAACCAATAAATCTGTAGCACCAGTCAATTTCTGATCATTTTCACTCAACCAAGAAGGAATTCTTTTTCTAAAAACATACTTGCCATATAAATTATCATATGCACTAATATCAAAAGAATCTTGTAATTTATATCTTCCACTAATCTTAAATAATCTTTTTGTTGAATGAATCAACTTCATTAAGTTGGGATTTTGTTTTAATTGTTGTAAAACATTGAGAAGCAATAATGTTTCGGCATGACTTTTCATCCCAGATTTACAGAGATTGTTTAAATTTTCATCAAAACTCAAGTCCAAAAAACCAGAAATTTTATTTTGAAATTTTTCCAATTCATTTTTTTCCAGAGGGATTACGGAACAGTCACATAATATAATAGTAGCATCTGGAACTTTTTTTAAAATACTATTAAAAGTTTCTATTGTTTGTTCTAAACGTTGATTGGCAGAAAAAACTCCAATTGTTGGTTTTATACATGATGTCACCAAAAAAACATTTTTATTTGGAAATATCATAGAAAGTCTCCCAAAGTATCGGAGTCTCTAAAAATATTAATTGCCTCTGCTCTTGGATATGGATTGGCATGGTTATAATCATTAATCAAAATTCTTCTTGAATTTTGTAATCCATAGATAACTTGAAAATTATCAAATCCTAATGATCTAATCATTCTTTCAGTATCTTCTTTAGCGAATTCCATTCTAGCAGTAGTAAATATAAATTGTGCGCCTTTATGATACCAATCCAAAAGAACTTCAACATTTTTTTCTAGAACTACTGGAGGTTGTCCATGATCCTTATGCCCTTGCGCTTTAACGATAGTTCCATCAATATCACAAAAGAATACTGGTTTATCATTATACTCAAACCAATCTTCGGCAGTACCAACATCAGTATAATTTTCAACTTTCTTTTCTAAGAAAATTTCTCCATTTTGAATACAATGTTGGATCACATGAGAAACGAAGAATTCTGAATCTACAGAAATATTCTCAAACGCATCACAAAATAGTTTCGCGGATCTAAAAGCATATCCCCCAACACAAAAAGTATCGGAAACAACATTCTTTTCAACAACACTCTTAACAATTCCCTGATCATTAGAAATTGTAAAACTCTTTGAATGAAGTTTCTTTAATACATCATGATCAGAAATTTTAGAAACACAAACATAATTATCTTCCGAAATATCATGATCAAAAAAACTATCACAATCTTTAATTAGAATTGGTGAAGTTGGATCAATATTTGCTTGCTTTATAATTCTATATACAGTTTCTGCTGGTCCTTTTGTTAAGGAGTCAATAACGACAATATTAACAAGATCTCCAAGATAAGATCTAATATGTTTTATAACATCGTATTGATCTTGATGTTCTTTAAGAACTCCAATGGTAATATTATGTTTATGTAGGTATGGGTTAATTGCTGACTCCAACATAATACTCTTTTCATATGTTGCCAGAGTATACTTTGGACGCATATTGGCAAATCTTGAAGATAATCCAGCAGCGGGTACTATAATTTCCATAATTTATTAATCTCTTTCAATAAGAATTGTTGCTCAAAAGAATTTTCTTTTGCGTGTTTGTATACTCTCAAAAGCATCAATATCAAAATATAATCATCATTTGCTTCTGGGTACATATCTAGAATTTGTTTTTCAATAGCATTTAATTTAATATCTAAAGATAAAGAGTCTAATCGCAAAAACCATTTACATTTTAAATCTTGTCTTAATTTTGCTATATCAAATATATATGAATCATATTCTATAGTAGCCCCATCTATAAGATAGAATTGATTATCATTTCCATACAATATATTTTCTAAGGTCAAATCTCCAAAATATTCCGAATTATACAATATTTTTGGTAGTTTGTCAAATATTTGTTCTTTATTAAATGGAAGTAGAGAAAAATCTATATCATTTAATTTATTTTCATATATAGTTGAATAATCTTTGGGTTCTCTATTATTTGAAAGTTTTTCTAGAGTGTTTAAAATAAATTCAACCAGATTTGAAGTAGAATTAAACTTTAGATATGATTTAATGTCTAAACTCGGAATATATTGTATATCCAAAACGTTAGACTCTTTTTTATAAATGTCTGGAACATTAAATCCTAGAGTTTTTAAATGAGACAATCTTTCATAGTTCCTATCAACATTTTCAATTTTTCTAACAAAGATTGAATCATTATCTTTAATAAGAAAAACTTCACTACCAGAAAATCCAGATAACTTCCTTATTATGGTTTCCATCAACTCAAATTTTTTATATATATTCTAGTTGGATTATTAATATCTCTAGGGATTCTTTTTACTATGAACTGGTTTGAATTTATAGCATTTCTTACTCTCTCCTCATCCAATTCAACCATATTGAAACAATTATAAGTATTAAATTCAACAGATTTTGATTTATCGTGAAATTTATTCAAATAAGAAATATACATAAACTCTTCATGGTGATGTAGACTACAAGTATTTCTATATGATTCAAAATATTCCATCATATCTTTAAATATATCAAACCTAAAGAACATTCCATCATGATTTGATTGGAGAGTAAAAAATTCAGCACCTATCTCTTCTTTAAATTTCTGAAACATTGGACTTCCCTCCCAAAAACTAAGATAATCTTGGTTTGGAATTCTCCTTTCATAATATCCAAAATCAAATTTCTTCATGAATTCATAAAATCCATGCCTTACAAATAATTGATTTGATGCCAAAAGTAAAATATGGGTTGCTGTTATTTCAGATTCTTTTATGAAATCAAAGAGTTCTAAGTGTAATGGAATCATTGTTCCAAACTTTTCAACCATTTGTTGTTTTCTATCAACAATAAAAACAGAATTTTGAGTCTTTATATCATCTAAGTTTTCGGTTGATCCATTAGATATTATTATAGCAACATTTTCTTTATTGAATTTTTTTATATTTAAAATAAGATCAAGCAGACATTCCTTATTTTCATAAAAAGTTATTAACACAACCAAATCGTAATTCATTCATTTTACCCAAGATTCATAGTCTTCCCTAACTAAAGAATGCCATGTTCCGTTATGAAGACCTGGTGGAAAAGGATGGTTTACATCTATATATTGAAGATTTTTTCCAACCAATTCATATGCTTTGATATTTGCTTGAAGCATTCGCTCACCAATCAACTCAACTCCAGTTTCATAATATTCATCAATATTTGAAAAAGTATTCATGTATTTTGACATGAATGCTGAATTGGAGAATGCGAATTGATCATTACAAAAATCTTTCTCTGGAGTCATATGACAATTCGGAACATATATTTTATTACTACAGAGTTCCTCAAAAGGAATCTTAATATTCAGAGCAAAATCATATCTGGTTCTTATAACCCAATCATAAACAAAATTATTTTTCGTCTCATACTCATTTTTCAAAATGCTTGATTGACTTATTGAATAAAATGATGAGAGTGTAAATCTGGGGGGATATTTTTCTGGGTTTGGTGTGTTGGTATATTTTCCATCATAAGATTCGTCAAATATATAATCTTCAAATTTATATGATTTTGGATTATATAATTTTAAAATATCATCATTAACATCACTATTCCAAGAATGACAAAAAACATCAATATCATATAAATCTAAAAGATTTTCTTTATAATAATTATATGCTACTTTTAGTCCTCTTGGTTGTCCGGAAAAACATAGCGCAATTTTCATCGTAGAATACTCACAGGATAATTAAGGTGTTCATGAGGAACATTATTATTAATTAGATTTCTCAATAAAACCATATGGGGACAATATCGTTCTTCATTATGTATCATAATATTTTCTTCCCCATACTTCATTCCAAATCTAAGAAACTCATCAAAAGTAGGTTCAAATTTTTTAGAATGTAATTCCTCAAAAACGTCATAAATGAAATAATGTTTTGAATATTTAAATGGAGTTATACAAAAAATATCAGAAATAATATTATATGCCTGTTCAAATGGAGTAGTTACTCTATCAACATTTTGAAATGTAAATACAGGATTAAAGTCAATATCATATCGACAATAAACTAATGTATCATATTCCCCATCAATCAATTCAAAAGCCTTCTTTCTCCCAAAATTCATAGAGGCATGATTTGCCAATTTATCAATGGTTGATTTTTTTGGATTGTTCTTTTTTATATTAGTTTCAATTTCATCAAAAATAGATTTATAATTATTATAATCTTCACTAATAATCTTTTTTGGATTCAATTCTTCAATAATATAATTTGATTCATCATCATTAGTTGACCATAAGTGACAATAGACATCAAGGTTATTCAATGAAATAAATTTTTTGATTTTTTCTTTTGTTCTTGGGAAAGATCTAAATTCCCCAGATAGTACTATACAATTCATTTTACCCAATACCACACATCAACGTCAGTTAAAGAAATTTTCTTTCCAATCTTATTGGCAAATTCTGTTGCTGCTCTATTAACTCCTGCAATTGCTGTAAAATCATGCCCAGCAAAGATACCACCAACCTTTAATTTGGAATAATAATTTTCACAATCTTTACTTAGTTGTTCATAAGTATGAAGTCCATCAATAAAGATAAAGTCAAATTGATCATCATGAAAATCTTCAACCGCATCATCAGAAGTTTTCTTATGAAGAACGAATCGTTCTCCGAATGTTGATAACCGTTTCGTTGCTACATCAAGAGTATCATGTCTTGATACTAAATCATTACCATTCCAATCAATATAATCAGTATATGGGTCAATGCTATGAAGAGTCAATTTTTTTAGAGTATTTAATAAATGAAAAGATGTGTCCCCAACATCACATCCAATCTCCAAACCAATTAGATCTGTTCTACGATCAACCAAATCAACCAGTCCAAATCCAGAACATTTAAACCCAGATTTTGGAAGTTCCATCATTCCATAAGACGTATCAAAAATAAATTCATCAGTCATAATATCCCCTCATTTCAAAAATATAGTATTAAATTTTTCCATTACTGGGTTTGGTTTAAATTCAGACACCAAACTCTTATAATCATAATCATAAACTTCTTTATCTTTTAATTTAAAAAGTTGTTCTCTAATATTATGTATATTGTATAAATTTCCAGTATTCTTCAAAATTTCAACATGATTTTTATCAGTTCCATCTTCCCAAGCAAATACTGGTTTGTTGTGGAACAGAAACTCACAAATTGCCAACCCAAAAGATTCGCCTCCAGATCTAGCATGAAGCATAGCATCACAAGAATTAATAAAATCTGATTTTAATTGGGGATCAATGATAGGATTTAAAAATATAATATTTTGATGATCTATAAATTTTGCGGTGTTTACAAATACAAAAACAAAAGAAGAATCATTATTTACAATATCAAATACAGTCTGCATCACAAAAGGAATATCAAATTGATGGAGTCCACCGTATCGTCCAACAACAATTTTATCTTTTGGAATATTTAATATATCTCTAATATTGTGAACTCTTGTTTCTGGCATATCAACAATATGTGGCACATAATCCACTTTTCCATTAGAAACAGTCTTTGCCAACCAATCGGAGATGTAGGCATATCTATCTCCATGTGGATCAAAAGATTGAAATACCGCATGAATTAGATTTTTTGAAGTCTTAGTGACTAATCCATCATTGAATCCAGCCTTAATAAAATAAGTAGCATCAATGTTTTCCTTTTCACAAATATTATTGAGATCTGCTAGGGAAGAGTATGTAATTACATTATAATTATTTTTTAAATCTTCAAGAACATCTGCTTGAGTTAAAGAATCTTGACTGACTCCAGGATCATAGAAACTTTCCGGATAAACAATTACACTTTCGTTACCTAGAATTTCTTGATTATATTTGGCATAATCTTTTACTGCAATAGTAGTGCCCCTATGACAAATTGTATTTGTTTGAAATGCTACTTTCATTTTAAAACTCCAGAGAACGGATCATATTTTCTGTTGAAAATGTTCCGGAAATGATTTCATTACATCTGCTTTCAAATAATTCAACGTTATTTTCAAATCTGCCTTGATATAGATGATAAACTCCTCCATGAAAATGAGTTCCTACGGCAAATCCTCCATAATTACCAAGATTCCAAACCCCTTCTGTTGAAGGTCTTTCATAGTGTGTTGGATATAATGCTCTATATTTAACGCCCTTTTCTTCTGCTACATAAGAAACTTCTTCGGCAACATCAGATCTTGAATTTTCAGAAAATTGAGGTTTTCCCAATCTTTCATAACAACTCTTCGTAATGAAGAAAAATGCTGGGGCAGCAAAAACATGAGAATATGGCGCAATGTGATTACTACATTGAGCAATTCCAATAAAAGAATCATTGGTTGTGACATACTTAATCGCATTTTCTACAACATTAAAATTTGTAGGTACGCAATCATTATCAAAGAATCCAAAAACATCAGAATCAATTTGATCTAAAACGGCATTCATCCACAATCCATGGGGTGCACCATTCATATTATGATATTGGACATTGAATCCAAAATGATCAGAAACTTTTTTGTTGGATTCTTGTAATCTTTTTCCATTATCCCAATAAAGAGAGTGTATTGAAACTCTCATAATGTTTTTGCCCAATCGTTCAATCTTTTAATAACTTCTTCGGAAGTATGTCCATCCAATTCTGGAGCCTTGTCTAATGTTGGAATATCAATTAACATATTCCAAAAGGTATCTGGAATATGATATGTAATATTGCCGGAAAATAAATTCATCCCAGCAATAAACCATCCATCATATGCAGGTTCATCGTTATGAAGTTTAGATTTCCAAGAAATTGATTTATTACATTTCATTAATGAAATGAATAGTAAAATTCTATGAGCATATAATTGATCAAATGTGTGATATCCATCAGAAATTTGACCTGGATTTTCAATATTAAATGTGATCTTTGGCATTTTGTCTCCATGGGAATTCATTAAATTTTTGTTTCACTTGTTCATTTCCAAATTTGAAAAACTCCGGACTTACAGAACCAACATTCCCCTCTAATCTATAATTTAGAGTATATTCTCCAGTACAATCATATTGTGGAAAATATTGTTCCATTGCCCGATAAAATACTCTGTCTTGTCCCCAACCGCCATGAAACGCATGGCAAATCTTAATTGCTACCTCTGTCTTTAGAGCATAACAATTGGTATCAATATGTTTATAATTTGCGAACGGATTCCATTTACCCAAAGATTCACAATCATCTTTACAAATATATTTTCCAGATTTATCAACAATATTTCTAAGGCAGTATGCCCAGTCTATATTCTTCTTTTCAATAAGATCAATCATTGATTTAACATGATTCTTTTCAAACCAACAATCTTGGTCCAGAAAGAAAACATATTTTGAATTTATTAAATGTGGGATTGAAGCATAAACTCTATGTCCATAGAATCCATTTGCTCCAACATTTTCTGGAATTGTCATTACGACATAATTTCTTTCGGTATGATCTATATCATATAAAATATCAGTGACTTTCTCTTTGTTCTGATATCCATCAATAACAACATATGCCTGAACGTCATAGGACTGATTGAAAACTGATTCCACAGCAGATTTTAACGTTTCGGAACCAGTTGTTGGAATAATAACACTAGATAGTCTCATAAAACTAAAACTCCATAATTTTCTTTTGCGTCTTCAATATGGTCTAGAGTATAGATGACTGCTTTAATACCATAATCTTTAATACATTTCATACATCCAATACAAGGCATTGCTAACCCAGAAATAAAATTATTTTTCCTACAAGAATCATATTTTACTCTAGCAACATATAAAAAAGAATTTTCAAATTTATCAAATCCAATTCTTTTATCAGCATTGAAAATTGCTGAAGTTTCTGCGTGCCAAAATATAGCATCAGCATTCCTTCCATATTTTCTTTGATATGGATGAGTTTTCATTCTATTTACACCATACGAAATAATTCTATTTCTATGAACTAGTGCTGACGCAATCCAAACTTTTGGATGAGATCCAGAATGCGCCAGAACTTTCAAATTATTTAAAATTTTAAGATTTACTTTCATTGAAATAGTTTACACTATGACAATAAAAAAGTCAATATAAATTAAACCTTAAATCCTTCAAATGATTTTTTTGGTTGGTTGAATTTTGAATGTAATGATTGTTGAGGAAGTTTTGGTTCCTGTCCAGAATCAGTTATTTGAGTTTGGGCAGTAGCCTCAACATCATATAATCTCATCTTTGCCCTATCAATACCAACAACAAATCTTTTATTGTGATTCTTATCACCATATCTACTTTTAATTTGCTTAATCATGATTTGACCAAGAGAATCCAATTCCTCAGTGGCAATTAAAGCAACAATCCAATCTGCGGTCATGCTGGTTCCATGAGATTCGGAGACATCTTCCATAGTTGGATCAGAACTTGACCCACCTCCACGATTAAACTGAGATGAACTTAAAATTGGGACTTTATGTTCAACTGCCAATCCCCTCAGTTCTTCGGCGATTGCCTTAACATATGTATAAGAGTTTACCGTTGAATTTGATTTTAATCTTGAAGAACAGCAAATATTCATATAATCAATAACAATAATATCAGGAACAAAATTCTTCTTTAAGTTTAATTCATTTAGAAGAGTTCTAAAATGAACAACTCCAGCAGATGCTGTCGGATATTGTTTAATGATTAATTTACCAACAGTATTATTTCTAATTCTGGCAATTTTCTTATCAAACAAATCCTTTGGCATTGTCATTAGATCATCCATAGAAACATTCATAAGATTAGCATCAACACGTTTGCCGATTTCTTCTTCAGACATTTCCAGAGTAATATATAAAACATTCTTTCCAATTTGGAGATAATGTGAAGTAAAATGACATTTTGTCAAAGTTTTACCAACATTAGTTCCAGAAATCAAAAGATTCAGAGTTCCTTTTGGAAGTCCCCCATTAGTTATCTTATTAAAATATTCAAGATCAAATGGAATCCTTTCTTCTTTTCTATGATAATATTCATATCTTGATTCAAAATCTTCAATAAAATCATGCCCAACACTTTGATCAAAAGATACTGCTAAAGCATCCGACAATATTTGTGGAATAGACCCCTTATCTAAGGATTTGTTTTTACCATCAAGAATTGAAATTGATTCAAGAACTCCATTATAAATTGCCTGATCTTGACAAAACTTTTCTGTCTTATCAACCAACCAATCTTGTTTTGCTAATTCATCTTTTGAAGAATGAATTTCTTCTAAAATCTCAACACTTTTTTTATAATCATCTTCGGAGATGTTATTTTCATTTAATTGAATTATTAAAGATTCAAATGTTGGATTTGTATTATATTGATTTACAAAATCTGAAATTTGCTCATATACCAATCTTTCGGTTCTATCAGAAAAATATTCTGCCTTAATAAAAGGCAGAACTTTTCTAGTATATTCTTCATCATATATTAAATGCTTTAAAATCGCATTTTCAATTCTCATTTTATCTCCAAATTACTGGATTTGTGATTCTTCTTCCGATACTGATTGATTTTGAATCATTATATTAGATAAAACATGTCCAATATGATTCTTAAAATCTTCATTTTCTAAAAGACTATCAAGTCCGTTTGAATCTACAAGGTCAAATTCATACGATAGCATCGCTTCTCCAGATTCTTCATCTTCATTAACATTAACTCTACCATAACGATATACAACCCCTTCAAATTCTCCAGTCAAAAGTTCAACATTAACAATTGTACTTTCTTCTGTTGGATCAACAAATTTAAAATCTACATCTTGTGTTAAATCAATCATTTTCAATGTCCTCGTCTTTTGTGTTAATTTCTGTATTAATTTCCAAATCAATTTCTTCATAAGATATAATAGCACCAGAAGAAATAGAATATCTGTTATATATAGCATCTTTAAAATTATTTGAGTTTAAAATTGAATCCCAAAAATCTTTTGTGTTAGTTTCTTTTAATCTATATTTCTTTTCTTCAACCTCTCCAGTTGTAATATTAACTCTAGAATACCAACCATTTGATGGTTTAGTTACAAATCCCAACTCTAGGGCAATATCAATTAACCCAGAATATTTACTTACTCCATTATCAAATGAAATTGAAATTGGAATCTTGGATTTCTCTCTGACATATCTAGATTTTTCAACATTAATGATGAAATTATATCCAGAAATTTCAGTACCTTCTTTCTCTTGCTGTCTACCAAGAATGTAGATGTTATCAGCAGCATAATATGAGCCAGTGTTATGAGTAACCACCCCATTTTCTAATACATAATGTTCCGCATCTTTAACAGAAATATCATATACTTTTCTTTTACCTATTGCATTTACAGTTTTAATTTGCATCATTTTTCCTTTTACAATTATCATTATGCCATCTTTTTAGATTTCCGGCAATTGTTACAACATCGCAATAAACACATTTATGTTTCAATTCTGGGTTTAATTTTTTAGGGTTGACCCATTCTAATTCACTATAAATCAAACCAATTTCCGATATAGGTGCTCGGATAATTTCCATAGTGTGTATATTTTGCAAATTTGTAAAACCTTTTCTTCCTATTTTAGCCCTATGTTCTAAAGACTTAGGTTTTTTAGCAACTTTTGATACCCAATTATCAATAACTTCCTGACTTTTTATGTTATTTCTATTAGATTCTTTAATTTTTTCAATTGTTTCTTTATTATGAGTTTTCCCAAAAAATGGATTTCCTTCACCCGTCATTTGTATTGATACTGCTTGACTATGAGCTTTCCTAGCATATTCATAATGTTTACTAGAATATCTGGATTGATTATCCGATGACATATACATCATAAACCAAGCGTGTGCTAATTTAGAAGTTCTATATTGTTTAAATAATAACCAATGACATATAAAATGTTCTCTGGCAGTTAATTTTACTAAATTATCTTTAATATCTAATCCACCCATACATTTGGGCACTATATGGTGGTTTTCATAATAATTTAAATCATTAATACTTCTAATATTAGCCCTATTAATTATTTGGTTGTATATTTTAGCGTAGTTCATAGTAATCCTCTGTAGTATAATAGGTATTTATAAAACAGAGAGTTTCTATTATACTACAGATACATCATCACCAACAAATAAATTTTTAGCCTCAACCCATTCATTATTAATTAAAAATTTATGTTTATCTGAACAGATTACCTTATATCCATCTTCAAATTCAACTTCAAAACATTCAGGTTCACCGTCATCTAAGGTTTCTGGATTCCATGTATAAGTGACTTCTTTATCCCCATCTAAAGTTTTAACTAAATCTCCAACCAAAAACTCTTCAACATTCTTAAATGAACCATCTGCCAATTTGATTTTAGTCCCTTCAACTAAACACCCTCCACCAACAATATCTTTAGCATATAATTCCATAGTCTTGTATGTGTGATTTACAACAACCATAGGAATATCTTTAATTGATAGATGTGGAGTTACCATTCTAAAAAGACTCTTTATTTGTTTTGCTCTACTCATATCAGCAACAGATTTTCCATCAAGAGCATCTTCAACTTCTTTCTTTGATGCCAAATTACCAATAGAGTCAATAAGAATGATAATCTTATCTCCCCGTTCAATGTTAGTAATTTGCTGCATTATATCAAATTTCAATTGTTCAATATCCATAATTGGAACATGAAGAACCTTTTCCAAATCAATTCCAAAAGAATTAAAATATGATTGTGGGGAACCAAATTCAGAATCATAAAACATTAAAACCGCATCAGGATACTTATCCATATAAGCCTTCGCCATAAGCAAAGAAAATCCTGTTTTAAACATTTTACTAACGCCTGCCCACATAGTCAATCCGGAAGCAAATCCTCCATCAATCTTTCCGGAAAGAGCAACATTCAATACTGGAATTGATGTTGAGATCATATCTCTATCAGTAAAGAACTTTGATTTTGAAAGAATAGAAGCTTCTTTGATAGTAGAATTCTTTTTAATCTTATCCATTAAACTCATAATTTTTCCTCAATATTTCTAAAAGAAATCTTCAAATGAAAACCTCTTTTCAGTTTGCCAATCAATCGTTTCTGTTATTGCGGTCAATGGTTCTAAAAATACTTTATTAAACATTAAATCATAATCAATAAATTCAACCAAATCAAATTCTTTTGGAAGTTTTTCTGGAAAAGAAATGACATTTTCTTTAAGAAAATTTGGAACTTTCAAATAACAAAACTTAATCTTATCTCCATCTTTAATAAATTCATATTCAGAATCTAATTTTCGCTCAACCAGCAACTTATTAAAAAGAATGCTGCCACGAACATGAATTGGAGTTCCTTTTTTATATAGCATAACAGAGTCCGAATACTTATATAATCCTCGCATCCCTCTTGGAAATGATATTTCTTCAACACTTAATGATTTGAACTTTACTTTAAAGTCTCCAATATAATCTTGGAGTTTATGTTCAGTATCATTAAGAATAATCTTAACACAATCTTTCAATGCGCCCCGAACAATTGCTGGAGTAGAAGACTTTACGATTTCCAATCCAGTAACTTTAATTTTTGGTTCCGCATAAATTACACCTTCATTTGAATATACATTAAGAGCATATCTTTTCTTAGCAACGAATACAGAATTTGAACATATCTTTTCTAGTTTGTATGACAGATCATTCTTATATGAATTTACATAATCACTTAGATTTTGACAAAAATTATCAACTTCCGGTTGAACTTTTTGGGTAATCATCTTGATAATAAAATTCAGAATCTGCTCGTTATTATACTCCTTTGGACAGATTTTATCAACTAATTTCTCAAAAGAAATAGCTAAAGAATTATGAATCAATATATCATTAGCAAAGAAATTATGATTATCATCAACCTCAAGGTCATATACATAAGTTTCAATTACCCCAAGATCTTCAATTTTAAAATTTGTTGTTTTTTTCAATTCTGGCATATATTTCTTCCAATACTCTATTAATATGATCTTCTAGTGAATATTTTTGGTAAAATTGAAATTGTCCTTATAGACACCGATTTAAGAGTCTAGATATAAAAGTTTATCAGAAGTTTTAATATTTTCTGGAGTTGCTGACATAATTCTACCATTTCTTTCAATCATAATTGAATGGTCTTCAGTAACAATAACTTCTTTATTATCAATTTTAATTTTAAACATTCTTTTTTTAACCTTATGTTTCATAACATATTTTATCTGCTTTTCTTCAACGAGTTTGCTAGTTGTAGAAACACTTAATGTCGTATCATTAGAAGGATAAGCAAAATTTTGATTAAACTCATCAAAATATAAAGAATCTGTCTTTTGTGCTACAAGGTCAAAATAATCTTCAATTTTTACTTTTTCACCATTAACATATATTATACTATCTCCAAAACAACTATCCGTATCCATATA